ACCGATTAATAGATTAAACAAGTTTTTTTCGTATGACGACTTTGACTTAGATTTATCTATGGGTGAGGAATGGTTACACGGAGACATAAACTTTGATTTGGTTTTATTTAGAGTTGATAGGTCTAAAACTGTTGATGACGTATATGGTGAATCGGGTAAAGGGGAGATTAAGTTCTTACCACCGACCGAATTTAAAGGGATGGTTCTTATTGGTGCACCTGACAACAAAACATATTCAAATGGATTGGGTAGGTATTTAGAGCCTGGTAATATGACCATATCGGTCTATAAACACCATTTAGAAGAGAAGGGTATTGATGTGTCCTATGGGGATTACATCGGATTCTATGAGTCAGAGACAAGAGTAAGATATTATGAGGTTGCCAATGACGGTAAAGTGGTTTCAGATAATAAACATACAATCGGAGGATTCAAATCTTTTTACAGAACATTACTTTGTACACCTGTAAGTGGTGACCAATTTAAAGGAGTATAATATGGGGTTACCTAAGAAATATAAAAACGATATAAACGTATATTCTAATAAGGAATTATTAGAAAGAAGGCGTGAACTTCTTGAAGAGATTACAAATCAAGACACTAACCTTCCTGAGTCTATTTTACACGAAGACTTAGATTTTGGTATGTTGGAGTTTGTTAAGAACAATTTATTATTTCAAACGGGTGACGGTAATACTATTAATTTTATTGAAAGAATTTTAACAATACAAAGATGGGCAGAGATGTCGAACACATTTCCTTTTACAGACGAAGATGGTAATATCGAGTTACCTTTTGTTGTTGTAATTAGAAAACCAGAAGTTCCTTTTGGAACCAACCCATCACTACAATATACAATACCTGATAGACAATCGTTTTTTTATAGGAGAATACCGACATGGAATGGAAATAGAATCGGTGCTGATATCTATAAGATACCACAACCAATACCTGTTGATATGTCTTTTGACATTGTTGTTGTTTGTAATAGAATGAGAGAACTTAACAGGTTTAATAAAAAAATAATGCAGAAGTTCTCATCGAGACAATCCTATACTAATGTTAAGGGACATTACATTCCTTTAGTGTTAGAGGGTATTTCTGACCAATCACAAATTGATTCATTAGAGGGTAGAAGATACTACCAACAATCATATACAATACAATTACAGGGATTTTTAATTGATGACGAAGAGTTTGAGGTAACACCAGCTATTGATAGAACACTTATAATGACGGAACTAATTGCGGATGTTAAAGGACCTTCTTCGGGTGTTATGACAAAAGTAATTAAAAATAATGTTGAAGTTACTACAGAAAAGTTTTTAAGTGATGGTGTCACAACGACATATAAAACACAAAAGAAAATAAACAATCTGTTCTATGTGGAATTAAATGGTTTAGTGTTGGTTAAAGATGTTGATTATTTACACAACGGCAATAGTTCTAATATTATATTTACTACCCCACCACCATTAGACAGTGTGTTGAGGATTGTTTATACCTTTGATAATACTATGAGTTCTATGGAGGGGAGTGTTTTAAATCTTAAAAAAGAGACAATTGAATTTGTTGATGGACAGATGACATACCCATTAGAATTTCCAATATACGATATGATACTATTAGATGTTGGTGGTTTATTACAAATTGAATCTGACTATTATACGTTTAGTAAAGGTCAGTTTAGTATCACGGTCAATGAACTTCCACCTGTGACAACACCTACAACCAAAATGAGTTTGGTTTATCTAACTTCGGAGTTATAATAATTACGACATTATATTTCGTCTCCGTAGATATCTCTTTTCACTTTACAATTGTCCTCAATTAGTTTTTCTACGAAGTTAAACATCTTAAGACCTCCTTTATTACAGTGGTCTTTTAGTAGTTTATGGTGGTATTCCGAGATTTTTAAGTTTTTAACCCTTTTGTCGTTCATTATCTGTAGTATGAAAAAAGTATGAATATAATCATACTCTTAATAAATATTCGGTTTAATAAAAAGTCTTTTATAAAAATACTGAATATTTATAGTAGTAAAGAAATAAATTACAATTAAAAAAATATTCAAATAATGGCAAATTCTAACAGAGTTTTCGTCTCACCAGGAGTATTCACATCAGAAAAAGACTTGAGTTTTGTTTCTCAAAGCGTTGGTGTATCTACTTTAGGTTTAGTAGGTGAAACAAAAAAAGGTCCCGCATTTGAACCAGTATTGGTTTCGGGTTATAATGGATTCAGAACAATGTTCGGTGGTTCTTCACCTGAAAAGATGGGTGAAACATTAAAATACCCACTTCCGTATTATGCAAAATCATACCTATCTCAATCATCACAATTATTTGTGACAAGAGTATTGGGTTATTCAGGTTATGATGCAGGTTCGGCACATTCGATAAAAACTATCGCTGGTGTTAATACAACAACAATAGGACAATCAAATTCACTTAAAGCGGATTTTGTTATTGAACTTAATAGTGGTTCTTTAGATATCGCTGGTTTAGGTCAATTAGAAACAGATTATCTTAATACTGAATTTGAATCAAATGCAGGTGTTACTACAAGTTTCTTAGATTTCGTAAACTTAAACCTATCAGAAGATAAGGTAATGGTTATGGGTCCATATTATAATACATTCGATTGGAACGCTATTGGTGTTGATGATACGGATAAAGTTGTTTATCCAATGTCAGACTCTAAATGGGCAGACCAAATAGAATTTACAGGAACAAATGAAAGCGGATTAGCGTTTTACGCAAGTAAATTCGACGACGCGGGGGTTATTAAAGTACAGATTGTGGTTATGGAATTAGATGTCGTAAGATTTTCAGAGTTTCATAATAAGACAATTGCTATATTACGTTCAAGAGCGGAATATACAGGTGACGATTTAAACTTCAAATTAAACAGTAATATTACGATTACTAGTGATGTGGTAAACGACAATGCTTTAGCTGACTTTGATTTATCATTCACATCAGCGGCAGGAGTACACAGTTTTACGTGTAACTTATCACCATCATCTAAGAAATTTATAACTAAAGTGATTGGTGAATCAGCGTTTGATAAAAACCCTGATGATTATCCTGTTTATGTTGATAAGGTTTATGACAATTATTTAAATTGGTTAATCGCAACAGGAAAAATTAAAGGATTATATACAGGAACTTTAGATAGTGTAAATGAGGGTGGAGACTTTAAGTCGAAATATACATCATCATATACTCCATATGTTGTTTCTGAAGTAAGAGGTGGTTTTGTGTCTAACTTATTTAGATTCGCAACGATTTCAGACGGAGACGCATCAGCAAGAGAGGTTAAGATTTCTTTTGTAAACATTTCAATTGAAAAACAAGAGTTCGATATCATTGTTAGAGATTTCTTCGATACGGATGCAAGTCCAATCGTTTTAGAAAAATTCTCAAGATGTTCTATGAATCCAGACGTACCAGGTTACGTAGCGAGAAAAGTAGGTACATCTGATGGTGAGTACGAATTAAAATCAAGTTATATTATATTAGAATTATCTGATGACGCACCGATAGACGCGGTACCATCAGGATTTAGAGGTTACGAGGTTAAAGATTATAACTTCGCTTCATCTTCTAACGCAAGTATTAACTATAAAAACGAATACTACACTGCAGGACAGGTTATCGGTATAGATAATGATGGTAATGATATTGTGGTAAATTCAGATAAAGTAAGAAAAACATATTTAGGTGTTTCTAACACAGTTGGTTTTGACCCGTCATTCTTTGAATTTTCAGGTGATTATCAAGGTGTTGAATTACTTAAAGGTTTCCACCTTTCATCACAAGCTAACGGAGTTGAGTTTGTTAAAACTAATGAAAACTTTGAGTTATCAGAAGGAAACTTTGAAAAGTTAGTTGGTTGTAAATTCACAATAGCACCTGTAGGTGGTTTTGACGGATTTGATATCTTTAGAAAAGAAAGAACTAACGGTGACCAATATATAAAAGGTAAATCACCATATGCGAACGCAGGGTTTGACCCTTACGTTGGTAACTCTGATTACTATGCGTTCTTAGACGGTATTAGAACATACGCTAACCCTGAAGCAGTAGATATTAACTTATTCTCAACACCAGGTCTTAACTTCTTTGACAATTCATCTTTAGTTGGTGAAGCAATCGACATGATTGAAGAAGAAAGAGCTGATTCATTATACGTAATTGATTCACCAAACAGGTCATCAGTAGATGAGATTGTAGGTGACATTGAAGACATAGGTTTTGATTCTAACTACTCAGCAACATATTGGCCTTGGATTCAGGTGAGAGACACTGAAAATTCAGTTCAGGTATACGTGGCACCAACAGGTGAGGTATTAAAGAACATCGCGTTAACAGACAACGTGGCATATCCATGGTTCGCATCGGCGGGTTACACAAGAGGTTTAGTAAATGCAATCAAAGCGAAAAAGAAATTAACATTAGATGAAAGAGATGAATTATATGTTAATAGAATTAACCCAATAGCAACATTCTCAGACGTAGGTACGATTA